TTATTGAAACCACATCAAAAGTAACAGCTCTTACGAGGACAACATGACCGCAGATAAAAAAGAAGTTAACCGCCCTTCTCACTACGCGCTAGATAACATCGAATGCATCGACGCAATGGTAGAAGTGTTCGGTGAAGAAGCTGTAAAAAAATACGCTGAAGTAGCTGCATTTAAATACACATGGAGGATGAACAAGAAGCACGCATCGAGCGACATCGACAAAGAAAAAGCTATCTGGTACTTACAATATTCAATGGGTAAAGACCCAAGGAGACAAGAATGAAAAAACATTTCGTCACTGCTCAGATCATTGAGACATACCAATATCAGATTGAAACAGACCGGCCAGACGAGGAAGCCGTCAACGAAGCGGCTAAACAGTTTGGCAGAGAGCCACGAGAGCCAACCGATACATCGTTTCACATCTACGACATTCAGCCCGCCTGATGGAAATGTTCTATGGCGACATCAAGTACACGCTGAAGACTGACCCACCCGAGGCGATGTATTGGTTCACTCACCAACTCAAAAAATCAGAAATTAAACTGCTAACCCGTATGGATCGAACCACCGGAGCGCGTATTCGACAGGAGATACTCGATGACATTAACAGCAAGGAAGATCCAAGACGCAAGAAGCAGGTACAAAAAAAGTCTCAAGCCCGCATCCCTCAACATGTTGAAAAGCGGAAGCCAAAACAAAAAGCTAGGAAACAAAGTAAGCGTTAAGAAGTGGAAGGGTATGCCCATGTTCTCGCTGACTCTAGAAGAGCGGGCAACGTGCCCTACTTCTTGTGACCAGTGGGATGTGTGTTACGGCAACAACATGCCATTCGCCCACCGCTTTGATCACACTGACCCTAACTTCCAGCCAATGTTAACCCACCAGCTCAGTGGTCTTGCACTTAAGTATCCAAAAGGATTCGTTGTTCGGTTGCATGTACTCGGTGATTTCTACGAGGAGAAATACGTAACCTTCTGGAAAAAGATGTTAATGCAGTTCCCTAACCTCAATGCTTTTGGGTATACGCACCACCCGGTTCAATCGCGTATTGGTAAATTAGTTAACAAACTCAACACGTCGTACAAAGAGCGCTGGCGAATACGTTTCTCCGACGATACGTCAGGTGCTACTAACTACATCGCGCTGGTTACCGATGAACACGGAGCGCGAACCTCGAACCACGTTACGTGTCCCGAGCAGCTGGGTAAAACACCGAGCTGTACCGACTGTGGCATCTGCTGGGCTAGCGAAGAGCCAGTAATTTTTATTGAACATTAGTATTAGTCCTGCTAATATTCTAAACCAATCAACGAGTGATGATATGTTTAAACCGTTTAAACATCAGAGTACAACAACACGTTTTATTCTTAGTAAGGATCGCTGTTTAATCACAAGCGACCCTGGAACAGGTAAGACGCGCAGTGTTATCGATGCTTACGCCGATAACCACAAGCGCAACAAAGGTGGCCGAATGCTCGTGCTTGCCCCGCTCTCGATTCTCGAAGCCAGCTGGGGCGATGACCTTAATAAGTTCCAACCTGACATCACTTACGCCGTTGCGTATGCCAAGAATCGTAAAGCGGCTTTCCAGAGTGATGCTAGCATCGTTATCACTAACCACGATGCCGTTAAGTGGATTCTCAAAAACACAGAGCTGCTCACTGGTTTTGAAACGTTATGTATCGACGAGTTCACCGCGTTCAAAAACAAAGACTCACAGCGTAGTAAAGCCGCATTACAAATAGCGCAAGAGTTCAAGTACCGCATAGCCATGTCAGGTACACCCAACAGCAACACTATTACGGACATCTGGCACCCAACCTTAATAGTTGACGATGGCGAGAGACTAGGCAGACGTTTCTATTCATTCCGCGCGTCGGTGTGCTCGCCTAAATTCAACGGCTTTGCTAACGAGTGGAAAGACAAAGACGATGCAGAGGCTATTGTTGCAGCGGCCATCAGCGACATCAACGTGCGCTTCATGCTCGAAGACTGCCTCGACATGCCAGAGCAAACCTACCAGACCAGCTTGGTCACACTGCCGCCTAAGATCATGGCAGCCTACAAAACCCTAGCTAATGACTCCGTACTAGAAACCGACGGTCAAACCATCAACGCGATCCACGCAGGCGCAAAAGTTAAGAAACTACTGCAGCTATGCACGGGCAGTGTGTATACCGAAGATGGCGAAGTGCAGTCAGTACACGACGAGCGTTACAACTTAGTGATGCAGCTTATTCTCGAACGCAAACATTCACTTGTTGCGTTCAACTGGAAGCACGAACAACGTCACTTAGCTGATCTGGCAACCAAGCTCAAGATCAAACACGCGACCATCGATGGCAGCACGCCTGCACATAAACGCAAAGACATCGTCGACCGGATGCAAGCCGGGCAGTTACAAGTTGTGTTCTGTCACCCGCAATCAGCAGGTCACGGCCTCACGATGACAAAAGCGACCAGCGTTATCTGGGCCTCGCCTACTTACAACGCTGAGCATTATCAACAGTTCAACCGCCGCATCTATCGCGCAGGGCAAACGCAACGCACGGAAGTTATCCATATCGCAGCTCGCGATACTTGGGAGCCTGACGTCTACGAAAAACTACGAAGTAAAGTCGAACGCATGGACAACTTACTAGGGATTTTAAAAACGCTCAACGACACGAGGAAAGCCGCATGAATATCAACGAACTAATTGAAGCCAGGGCAGAAATAAAGGACGCCTTAACAGTTGTCAACGCTGAGCTTAAAGAGCTTAACAAGAAGCGAGTCGATCTGGATTACCGGCTCATCGAAGAATTAGACAAGCAGGGTCTGTCGCGTACAGCTAACGACAGTGCCAGCGTGTCTATTAACCAAGACACTGTACCTGAAGTCGATGACTGGGACGTTCTGTACCAGCACATCATCGATACACAGGATTTCAGTCTCTTACAAAGACGTGTTTCGTCGACGGCATACAAGGAACTGCTCAAGCTAGAACAACCAGTTCCTGGTCTGTCGCCACGCGAAGTGCGCAGGGTCAATTTCCGATCCTTATAAACCAACCACTAAACTAACCAGCAGCGGAGTAAATACTCAATGGCTAAATCAAACACAGCAGTTTCAATCCAACTAACAGCAGACAGCGCAAACGATGCTCTTCCAGCCCACTTGCAAGCCGTAGAAGGCGCAGGTCGTGGTAACGAGAATGTCGGCAACGCGGTCACCATCCCTCGCCTTAAATTGTTGCAGAAGATGAACAACGAAGTCGACAAGCACCACGGCGATTATATCGACGGTTGCGACGTCGGTGACTTCATCAACAACTTAACCAAGCAGAACTACGGCGGCTTCGTCTACGCCCTGTCTCTCCACTTCAATAATGAGTACGCCGTTTGGCGCGACATTAAGAAAGGTGGTGGTTACGGCGGTACGTTCAGTAACTTAGCCGACGCTAACGAGTACATCAGCAAACAAGAATTACCCGACGAATGGTCGGCTGATGAGACGCATGGTCACGTTCTTTTGCTCAAAGACCCAACCACTGGCGAACTGTCTAAGACGCCAATCGTTATGGACTTTGCCAAGAGTAAGCTGCGCGTGTCCAAAGCCTGGAACTCTCAGATCGCTATGAAAGGTGGCGATCGTTTTGCAGGCCTGTGGAAAATCGCAGGCGTGTCGACTGAGAACAAGTCGGGCCAGACCTTTATGAACGCAGATGTATCATGGGTCGGCTGGGCTGTCGAGCAGGACTACAAGCAAGCCGAGGCAATGTACGAGCAGTTTGCCTAGGTAATATCGGGGGGTTCGCCCCCCTTTATTTTATATGACTGAGCACTCTTTCATCAGGTCTGTCCATAAAAAGCTACACCCTGATGTGTACCGCTGGAAGATTCACGACACCTATACCGGAGGTGTGCCCGACAGTTACTATATGGGGCCAGCTGGAGCTTTGTTCGTAGAATATAAATTCATTAAGACTTTGCCCAAAAGAGAGTCGACTGTCCTCCGCACTTGTCTCTCTCCTTTGCAAATCGCATGGCTCAACCGAGCTAAAGAAAGCACCCCAGATGTCGCATTAGTAATAGGAAATGCGCAGAGAGGCGTGATAATATGCGATGACTTTGGGGTTCCGATCACCAAAGCCTACTTCAACGAGCACAGCCTACCAGTAAAGGACATTGCAGGCTGGATCTCACGGACTGCCCTCGGAGGGGATAATGAACAAAGCACACCAAAAGGAAGTCGCGAATAATCTCAGACGGATTTGGGAGAGAAAAAAATCAGAGATGAAGTTTACTCAAGTCAAAGCTGCTAAACAGTTAGGCTGGACACAAGGTGCCATCTCTCAATACCTAAATAATCTCACTGAGATGGGGCCTCAAGCGGTCATTAAAATGGCTAACTTCCTTGACGTTTCTCCTGTCGAAATCGATCCGACAATAATTGCGCAGTTGCCAAATATTAAACAGATAGAAACGCACTACCAATTGTCGGATGCGGCAAAAAAGAAAACTACGGCCTCTCACTACACCTCAGAATCCGAGCATTCATTTTTAATCGAAGTCGATGTCCCTTCTTTCAAAGCGTTTGGTAGAAAGTTCGATGTCGTTCACGGATCTCACCTAGAAGTTATCGAGATGAAGTATCTCGACGGTGCTATTAAACCGAAAGTCTTTGTCGTAAAAGAACGCGGCGTTAAAACCTTTAACGTCTACGGGTGCGATACACTCCCTCCATCTAGTAAAGTGCTAAAGAAGTTTGCTCTCCTAGCCATCCGTTTCTATTAACGCACTCTTTTAGTACAACTGTTGCAAAAAGAGTGCGTTAATTTTTTAAAAAACGCGAGTATGAGGTTCTCAAACAACTTGTTTTTGGTTAAACTAACCACAGTAAATTAGCACCGCTAATATAAAAACCAATGGAAGTGATAAGTGAAAGACCTACTAATAAAAGAATATGGGGTATTTATGGATTTAGCGGAGCTTGCCAGCCTCTTACGTTTAAAAATACAGTCACTCTACAATCAAATCCACAAGGGTAAACTCGATATACCGCACATTAAACGCGGTAAGAAGTATCTATTCCCCACCGAAGCTGTCGCCGACTATTTATCAAGTCAGTTGACTCTCTCGTAGTTCTCTAACAGTTCGCCTGGTTTAAGTTGCGTGTAGCGTTTAAGCTGGGCCCAATCTCTGTGCCCACTGACTGCCGCCACCTGCGGAATAGTCCAGCCTCTTTCGAATAAACGTGAGACGCCTTCATGGCGTAAGTCGTGAAAACGCAAGTCTTCGATCCCTGCATCGTTTTTTATTCGGGTAAACGCAGCGGTAATAGCCTTAGCTGTTTTAACAGGGAACACGGTGTCCTCATACTTGGAGTATTGTCTCGCCGTTAACAAAGCTGAGCGAGCAGGAGAAAACATAGGTATGGTTTGGTCGTTACCTATTTTCTCGGTGGGGTGTTTTCGGTCGCGAATGAAGATTGTGCCAGCCTCGAAGTCTAGATCAGACCATCGCAGACCGTGTATTTCCCCACGCCGCATAGCGGTGT